AATTCTCACTTGATGCACAAGACCTAGAATGGATTTCTAAAGTTGCATCAGCACTTGGTTCTCCTAACATTGCTTTTGTTTCTAATGGTGAAACCTGCACAATCGAAACTTTTGATGCAAAAGATGATGCATCACATGTCAACTCAACAACACTAAATGTGGCAGGTAACGGCACAAAGTATCGTATGGTCTTTGCTACTGAAAACCTGCGTTTTGTTCATGGTGCATATGAAGTTACTATTGCTTCTAAAGGTATCGGTCATTTCAAGAACACAACTGTTCCTGTTGAATATTGGGTGACTACTGAAACTGGTTCTAAGTACGGAGAATAATTATGACTGCGGTGACTACCCTCTATGGTTCTTTTGATGAGAACCAACTAAAATCTATTCGTGATGCTCTTTCTGAAATTTCAAATGAAATGTCGGTAATTGATTCACACAAAGAAGCTATCAAAGACGTTATCGATGCACTCTATGATAACTTTAAAATTCCAAAAAAGGTTCTTCGCCGTATGGCAAAGACGCATCACAAACAATCTTTCCAAGAAGAAGTTACTGAAGATAATGAGTTTGAAGCACTTTATATTGGAATGACTGAAACAAAATGATTGAAGCAAACTCGACCATAGAAATATCCGAATCTACACTTGAAAATTCTTGGACATTCGCAAATTCTTGGACATACACAAACATTCACGTGAATGATCCATACAGTTTCACCATAGTGCCAAAATATGAAGGCTCTTATCGAATCGGCGGAAACGGTGGTCTCAGTGTTTCTTTGGAGAAAAAACCAAACTGGTTTCATAGAACAATGATGAAACTATGTTTAGGTTGGGAGTGGCATGATGGCTCTCCCTTTTAATTATTATATTATGGAGAATTTGAATGAGCGAACAAATGTTATGGGTGGAAAAGTATCGTCCTCATAAAATCGAGGACTGTATTCTTCCGGATTCTATTAAATCTACGTTTCAGGAATATGTCAACAGAAAAGAAATCCCAAATTTGTTACTTGCTGGATCCGCAGGGGTTGGCAAAACTACAATCGCAAAAGCACTATGTGAAGAAGTCGGGTGTGATTACATCGTCATCAACGGGTCGGACGAAAGCGGCATTGACACATTCCGTAACAAAATCAAAAATTATGCCTCATCAATGAGTCTTTCTGGTGGCCGCAAGGTCATCATTATCGATGAAGCAGATTACCTAAATCCCAATTCCACACAGCCTGCACTTCGTGGTGCTATGGAAGAATTCGCAATTAACTGTTCTTTCATCTTTACTTGTAACTTCAAGAATCGTATCATTGATCCACTGCACTCTCGTTGTTCTGTGGTTGAATTTAAGATTCAGAATGGTCAAAAAGCAAAGATGGCCGCACAGTTCTTCAAACGTGTGGAATGGATTCTTGAACAAGAGAACATTGTATATGATAAGCAAGTTGTTGCCTCAGTCATTACAAAACACTTTCCAGATAACCGCCGTGTTCTCAATGAACTACAGCGTTATTCTGTTGGAGGTACGATTGACAAGGGCATTCTTGCGTCTGTGTCCGACCTACAAATTTCAGATTTGATTAAAGCTGTAAAAGAGAAAGACTTTGGTCTGGCTCGAAAGTGGGTTATCAATAACATTGATTCTGATTCTGCTTCCATTTTCAGGAAGATTTATGAGTCTCTCTATGATGTTATGACACCAGATAGTATTCCTCAAGCAGTTTTACATCTTGCAAAATATCAGTATCAGTCTGCATTTGTTGCAGACCAAGAGATTAATCTGATGGCATTCTTAACAGAATTGATGGCTGATTGTTCTTTTAAGTGAGAATGATATGAGTCCATTTGATTTTGTTGAAGTAATTCTAAACAAAAGAAATAAGTTTTCTGATGAAGAATTAGATTTCAAATCATATAAACCCTTTCTTATTAATCGTTCACTCTCATATCAACTCGATTGCATTTTATATGTAAATGAGTTGAATATGAATCATCATCTACCAGAAACTTTACAATTCCAATATCTTCTAAATACAATTAGACCTATGAAACGCAAGTTTCACGCCTGGCAAAAACAGGCAGCGGTTAAGGATTTAGAGTGTGTTAAAGAATACTTTGGTTATTCCAACGAAAAGGCCAAAGAAGCATTACGTATTCTATCGGATGAACAAATCGCTTTGATAAAAGAAAAACTAGATAAAGGCGGAGTGAAGAAATAATGATTAAAATAGAAGATATGGTGGAGGTGACACTAGGTGAAAAAGACGACTTTTTAAAAGTACGTGAAACTCTTACACGCATTGGTGTTGCATCCAAAAAAGAAAAAATACTTTACCAATCTTGCCACATTCTACATAAGCAAGGTAAGTATTACATCGTGCATTTTAAAGAACTTTTTTCTTTGGATGGTAAACCAACGGATTTGACCGAGAACGATATTGCTCGGAGAAATACGGTAGCCAACCTATTAGAAGATTGGGAACTCATTAAGATTGTCAAAAAAGACCAGACTGTGGAGCCAACAGTCTCTTTATCTCAGATTAAGATTCTGTCTCACAAAGAGAAGAACGATTGGCAACTTGTACCAAAGTATAACATTGGTAGCAAAAAACCACAATCCTTGGATAAATAAAAAGAGCCCACCTTAGGGCTGTTTGATGCTACGGTAAAAGGCGTCCGGGCAATTGCACTGTCACCCGTTAGTTGACCCTGTATTAAGTAAGCAGGACTACTATGCCTTCGGGGTAGTAATTTTAATTAACTCGCTTTTAGGAGAAAACTATGACACATCTATCATTGCCATACGGCAAATCTTTGCTTCCTTCTACCGTTGGTTTCGACCGACTACTAAGCACTTTCGAGGAATTCGACAATCTTCTCGGTCAAGGTGCTAAGGTTCAAAGCTATCCACCGTACAACATTCTTAAAGAAGATGATGAGCATTACACGATTGAAATTGCCGTTTCTGGCTTCAAGCGTGATGAAATCGAAATCACTTCGGAAGGTGGAAAACTTTATGTGAATGGAGCAATCAAGACCACAAGAACCTCTGATAAGTATCTACACCGTGGTATCGGTACAAGAGATTTTTCCCATAAGTTTGTACTATCCGACACCGTTGTTGTTAAGGATGCTGATATCGTTGACGGTTTATTGGTCATCAATCTGGTAAACATCATTCCAGAAGAAAAGAAACCACGTAAAATTGAGATTGGTTGTAGCAAAAATACAACAGAAGTCTTGACAAAGTAACGTGAGTTTGTTAGAATCCTTGTAAGTAACTTGGATTCTAACATGGAAATCTTCTTATCCTCATATAGTCTTTTTGTTTTAGGTGCATTCCTAGGCGCACTATTGGGTCGGACATTTACTTTTGGAATCCTTGCCGTTTGTTTTTTGATTATGCTGATTAGATTATGAAAATGTATAACCCAATTAAAATGCGTAATAGAATTTCTCAAACAGAAGTATATTATACATATTCTCATTGGCCATCTAAAGAAATAGATGGTGTTGAATTCTTGCCGGTTGTAAAACAACCACCCTCACAATCAAACACACAAACTATTCACTATATGCGGAAAGATTCCTTGGAAAAGGTCAAAGCATAATGAATAAAAATTCGCTTGACATTGCAATGGTTTTGTGTTATAATTTGGCTGTACTTTCTGGTACCGCTTGTTTGGTTCAATTTTATGATTGGTCGCCTTGGTGGTTTTTGTTGGCGCTTGGTTGTATGTTAAGTATTAAGACGAAGAAAGATTAAAATGAAAGTTGCTCTATGTTCTGATGTTCACCTGGAATTCGGTACGATCTCCTTAGAGAACACCGAAAACGCCGAGGTGTTGATTCTTTCTGGTGACATTTGTATTGCCAAGGAAGTCTTTGCCCGTGATTCTTATAACCTCCGAGGTGAGAATGATAAGTCTAATAAAATTCATACATTCTTCCAAGAATGCTCTGCAAGATTTCCTCATGTCATTTACATTCTCGGAAACCATGAACATTATCACGGTGATTTTGCTAAGTCTCTTACAAATCTCCGTACTAACCTTGGTTATCTGGTCAATCTTCATATTCTAGAAAAAGAATTCGTTGATATCAATGGTATGATGATCTTTGGTGCTTCATTATGGACAGACATGAACAAAGAAGATCCAAATACCTTGTATGGTATTAAAGGTTACATGAATGATTATCGCATCATTGAAGATAGTAATGAGTTAGTTCATTTTAAATCTCCAGTATATGGTACCAAAGAAGATGGAAGTACAGACTACGATAACATTGTCAGTCAAGAGTTTCATACTCGCACAGGAAAATTTTCTCCAGAAAAATCTGTGAGAGAACATAAGGCTACTTTGGTTGCATTGGGAGAAGCAATCGGTTCACATTCCGACAAAAATTGGATTGTTGTTGGCCATCATGCTCCATCCAAGTTATCTACAAAGCCGCAATATGAAAATGATGTTATGGTAAACGGTGCTTACAGTTCAGACTTGTCTGAATTCATTTTGGATCATCCACAAATCAAACTGTGGACCCATGGTCACACTCACCATAATTTTGATTATATGATTGGCTCGACACGTATTGTTGCTAATCCACGTGGTTATGTCAACTACGAAGCACAAGCTGATAATTTCCAACTCCAATTTATTGAGGTTTAATATGCCATTATTTGAAATAGATGTACTAAGCACTTTTCGTAATAAGTATGTAATTGAGGCCGAAAGCCTTGAACATGCATATGACGAATTAGTGATGACTGAACACAGTCGTGAATTCGATGAAGTAACTCAAAAGTTTCTCGGTGAGCAAATCATCGAGGGGCGTGAGACTACCCGTGAAGGTGTCACCGAAATGATTAATCGTTTGAAAGATGATAAGTCTGAACTCTGTTCTCATTGGATGGACGTGGATAAACTCATTCATACGATTGATTATACTAAATAAAACTCCCGGCGTTCGTATAATGGATAATACAGGGGTCTTCTAAGCCCCGAATATGGGTTCGATTCCTGTACGCCGGACCAAAATAAGGAAAAAAATGTCTATTACTTTAAAAAATCTTGAGAGTGCATTGGCTGGTGAGTCTATGGCACATATCAAGTATCGCTATTTTGCAAAGTTGGCACGTGAAGAAGGTTT